CGCGCGAGCTGCCCTCGCACCCGTGCCCCTGCGCGTCCGGCGTATGGGCGAGCGATGGGCAAGAGATCCTGCGCGCCGTGCGCGCTCAGAACCGGAGGGCGTGATGCGCGTTCTGATCGCCTGCGAGTTCAGCGCGACGGTTCGCGACGCCTTTAGGGCGCGCGGCCATGACGCTTGGTCCTGTGACCTGTTACCATGCGAGGGCGACCCCGCATGGCACTATCAAGGCGACGTGTCCGACGTGCTGGACGACGGCTGGGACATGATGATCGCGCACCCGCCGTGCACCCATCTGGCCGTGTCGGGCGCGCGATGGTTCAAGGATAAACAGGCGGAGCAAGAGCTTGCGTTGATGTTCGTGCGCGGGCTACTGGACGCGGACATCCCGCGCATCGCGCTGGAAAACCCCGTCAGCATCATATCCAGCCGCATCCGCAAGCCTGACTGGATCATCCAGCCGCACCAGTTTGGACATGACGCCAGCAAGACGACGTGCCTGTGGTTGAAACGGCTACCGCCGTTGCGTCCGACCGCGCACGTCGCCCCGCGCATGGTAGACGGTCGCCCCCGGTGGGCGAATCAGACCAATAGCGGGCAAAACAAACTTGCGCCGTCCGCCGACCGATGGGCGCTGCGGTCCAAGACCTATCAAGGCATCGCTGACGCGATGGCCGACCAATGGGGGAACTTATGATCACAACCGAGATCCACCCCGACGCGACGCGCACCGTATCCTACTACGGGCGCTTGCTAGGCCACTATGGCCCCGTGCGCTACAAGCGCACCCACGCCCGCGCATGGCGCTGTGTGACCGTCCTGGGCGCGCTGGGCTACGCCCGCAATGAGGCGGACGCCCGCCGCTGGTTCATGGAGATGGCCCCTTGAGCTACTATGACGAGCTAATGAACCACTACAAGGCCGTGCGCGCTCGCCTAGACGGGCCGCCGCCCGCGCCGTGGCGTCAACCGCCGACGCCCGACCCCAAGCTGATCGTCGAACTTGCCGTTGAGATCGACGTGGAGCTTGAAAGCGAGATCCGCGAGGAACTCAAACCGGAACTCAGGGGCGAGGTCAAAGCGGAGGTGGAAGCGGAAATAAAATCGAACACGCCGCCTGCGCCGCCCATCATACCGCCACCCCGCGCCGCCAGACGCATCGCACAAGAGGTGCTTGCACCCCACGGCATGACCTTCGAACAAGCGATGGGGCCAAGCCGCTGCGCGCCCTACATTGCCGCGCGGACCGCCGTGTACGTCGCCCTGCGCCGTCATGGGTGGTCGCTCAAGAAGATAGCAATATTCTGCCGTCGCGACCACACGACCGTTTTAAACGCACTGCAACCAAAGGAACGCAACAGATGAGCATCACAGATCAGATCCTGAGCGAGCGCGAACAGACCCACGGTCTGTTTCGCGAAGTCGCGGGCTACTCGCAGGCGATCAAGAACGTCATGCGCACGTCACGCAATTGGAACCGCCTCGACGTGGCGCAGGCGCAGGCGCTTGAGGTCGTCGCCGACAAGGTGGCGCGCATCCTGTGCGGCGACCCTAGCTTTTTGGACCATTGGCAGGACGGCGCGGGCTACTTCGAGCTGGTCGTGCGCGACCTGGCGCAGGCGCAGGCGCCCGCCGCCATGCCCCGCGCTACCATGCCAGACAGGCCCGACGATGAGCCACTGGACGCGCCTGCGTTCCTGACGGAGGGGCGGGGATGATGCTGCAACTCAATCCGACCCTGCCGCTCACCACGCCGCTGGGGCGGGCGCTGGCGCACTTCCTGATCGACAACGGCGACGAACACCATCTGCTGTGGGTTTGCATCCAGGACGACACGGGCGAGATCTGGGTTTGGCCCAACACCGACGTGCGCGGGCGCAACAACCCGACAATGGGGAGGAAAATAAATGAGCGATGATCTTGTGAAGCAGCTGCGGGCCGAAGCGCTGATCGCCGACGAGGACTGGACCGGGATTTATCAGATCTCGCCTAATCTGGCGTTTGCCGCAGCCGACCGCATCGAGAAGCTGGAGGCGGCGCTGCGGGAGATAACGGTTACATTTTGGGATCGCAAAGAAATTGAACAGATAGTAATCAAAGCACTGGAGGGGAAATAACATGGGCGCTTGGTGGAACGACGAACATACACTTTGGCTGGTTACACCAGAAGAGTTTGCGCGACTGCCGGATGGTTTTGAACTTACCTGCATCGACGGAGACACTGCCGTAAAAGGAAAAGACAAAATTGATGACGACACTCGCTCCGGCCACCTAGCTTATGGCGCAAGCAAAGAAGCAATTTTAAAAGCACTGGAGGGGAAAGATGACTGATGATCTTGTGAAGCGGCTGCGCCAATGGGACTGCGGCGAAAGCACTTGGGGTTTGCTTGAGAGTGCAGCCAACCGCATCGAGAAGCTAGAGGCGGAGTTACATCACTGCTTTCACCGTATTGAAGAACTACAGGCAGCGCTGCGGATATTGGCAAACATTACAGATTGCGACACTGAAGGCAAACTCCCAGTTGACACTAAACTGACGTGGGCGCGTCAAAAACTTTTTGATGTTAGACAGCTTGCCCGCAAAGCACTGGATGCAAAATAAACCTTTACACCATCGCGCTGACGTGCGATGGTTCACCGTCAACCAAGGGGAGTCTGACATGTTTAAGATTGGTATCAACGAACATGACGAAGTTGCATATGTGAAGATCCAGATCGCGGCCAAGGCGATCCATGAAGCGGCGCTGCTGGCGTACTACTGCGAAGGCCGCAAGAAACAGACGTTCCATGACGAGATGGAACGTGAGATTGAAGAACTGCTGACATTGTTGGGCGTTGACGACCGCGCGACCGCCTGCGCCATTAATGACACCGTTGAGACGCTGGAGTATCGCATCGAGAACCTACGTGCTAACCTGCGCGTGATTGAGGATCTGCCCCCACGCGAGATTGAAGACGCATGGCCTGCGGCGACACACGCTTTGCGCGAAGATGATGAACATGCGGCGCTTGCCGCTAAACAGATCCGGTGAGAGCCGGATCGTCGGGGCACCCGCCCCGGCGCGTCAGACAGGCGTCTGACGGCCTAGTCCTAGTGTTTGTTCGACACGCCCACTTGCCCCCGGTCGCTCACGCAACCGGGGGTCTTTCGTTCAGGGTTTCTTGCCGGGGAAATCGCGCACGTTACTCTCCGCGCTGGCGACAGGCTCTAGCAAGTTTCGCAGATAGCTTTTGGTCTGCGTCCGCGCTAGATCAGGCGCGGCGTAGATGTGCCGCTTACTGGAATGCTCGAACGACCCAATGCGCCCCATGTCCACCCATCCAGCTTCCTTGAGCGCGTGCAGCAGCGCCGCTTGGGGGATCTTGACGCCGCCAGGCGCGCCACTGGTTAAGCTCTCGCAGATCTTAAAGAACGGCGTAGCAATGACGCCGCGCCTGAACTCGTTCGACTTGGCGCGGATCTGTTCCAAGATGTAAGACTCCGCGATGGACATGCCCGACTCGATCAAATTTTCCTTGAACTCGGTCCACATGGGCGGCGCTGCCGGGTTGAACTTGGACACGTCGCGGTCAGCCAGCCATCGGGCGATTGTCTCGAACCCACCCGCCCGATACCAAGTCCACATCGCCTGCGCCTCGTCGGCAGGCATACGACCGGCGGCGCTCCAAATACAGAACCAACGGCGGTCGCCGCTGCTGATCGAGATCGGGACGGGATCGTTCGTGAACGCCAGCACCAGCATCCTGTTGACCATGTCGTAGGGGTGCAGACCCTTGCGATTGATCGGCAACGTCTCCGGTGGGGCGGCGATGATAGGTTTCAACTTGTTGGCAAGGGTGCGGCGCTCTTTGGCGTCGGGCTCCTTCAATTCGTTCAGGATCAGGATCTCCGACTCCAGCGCGTAACCCCATTGCGAGGTCAGGCCGTCGTTGTCCACCAGACCACGGTTCTTGAGACCTGGCCCGCAGACCGCCCAGATGGCGGGTGCCCACATCGTATCCTTGCCGGAGCCCTCGTCGCCGCCGTGCAGGATCGCGTGGTTGACCTT